ACCATCAGGTGCATATTAATACCTCTCTCTTTGAGAGGATTAAACACAACTCTCTTTGCCCACTTTAATGCTTGGAACTCAATACCCTTTCTACTGTCAAATGCATCACCCATATGGATAACAATATCAATCCCTTCCTTATCTAAGGTAGGAAAAAATACATCCTTATAGAATTGCTCAAAGTAATCATGAAAAAGTTTAGAACCTTTCCTTGCACCATAATGAGTGTCTGTGATAATTGCTACACGCATTATTCTTCCTTAACTTCCCAAGAACCACCAACACCACCATCCATGTTAACAACAATATCTTGTGGTTCAACAGGTGTATATGAGTGATGAGGTTTGTGTTCTCTATCTAAGGGTTGTGATTTAGTGAAGTCTCTACGAGAATTATTACTGATAACAATGAAAGCATCCTTATTATACTTACGTGTTCCATAAGGTGATGCCCACTTTTTATTATAGGTTTCACCTTGATGGATACCAGACACCACTGTGCCACCAATCTCTACAACAATATCATCTTCTTCTTTCCAGTCAAGAGTCTCAATAACATCTTGAACTTTATCCATAATGCCATTATCATCCCAAGCAAAGAACTCATCTTTGTTCTTTGTCCAGTCATGTGGGGGGATGTCACTCATAACTCTCTCCTCTGGGTCTAGACTTCCAAGCATTAGTTACCTCTCAGTTTCTGATGCACAGCATCTTTGATGCTATTATACTCAGAGAAATTACTGCTGTCAAGGTCATTGGCGTCAAAGACCTCATCAAAGTCAGTCTTCTCAAGAATCTTGTTCTTGATCTCTAACTGCTTCTTCTCCTGAGAGATTCTTCTCAGAAAGGCATAGTAGATAATCTGTGTGAAATAAGCAAAAGGATTTTTAGATTTCTCAGGATTGAAGTTGTGTACATATCTAACACAGTTTTCAATACCATCACAAATCATATCATCCTTGAACATGTAGTTCACAAAGTTAGGCTTATATGATAAATGATTAGCAATCTTTAAGAAGCACTCACCAATGTATCTTGGAATAACTGGTTTGGGTTTGTCATTCAATTTTGCTTTTTCTACCTGAGCAAAATAGTTTTCAAGTGCATTCAAAAATTCCTTGTTGTTTACATAATGTTCTGGATTCTTGGACTTTGGCATTATTGAGTTCCTACAAGGTTACATTAAATGTATTTTGAATACTTATATTATAACAGAATTAGTTAATCATGACAAGTGCTTGACAGAACTCTGAAACAATAGTAGACTAGGTTTGTTGCCTTTCAAGGATTGGTATTAGCTAATATTAAATAACTTCTCTAAGACTTCTTTGGTATCATGAACATTACCTAAGTAACCCATTTTCCTATCTAATTTAGAGTAGTTCTGTTTATTAATCTTTCTTACATAATCTTGATAGTTGACTATCATTTCAATATCTTCTGACTCAGACATTGTAAGAACATCTTCTAAGTTAATTACGAATAAATCTTCTGATGATGTCTTTAACCAAGGTTCAAATTTATAACCAGCAACATTACCTCTTGTTCTAACTTCTTCAACACAAATAGGATTAGATACAAGAAGCATAGTTCTGTCATCCTCCTCTGATGCTGCTACCTTGGCAAAGATTTCATCACCACATTTCAGTTTGATTGTTGCAAAAAAATCGTCTTCAATCCCCATACCTTTACTCCCTTTCTAGTCTTTTATATCAATAGTAATAATATCATAATTGAATTGCTCTGAAACATAAATTTTCACTCTTTCAATGAAGTGATTTAATGTATAATTTTTACGTGATCTAATTGTAAAATCGTCTGCAATATCATAAAGTTTGGCACTCACTTTGTCTTTACTTTTTCTGAGGACTCTACCAATACTCTGGAGGTTTCTAACTCTAGATTTTGATGGAGAGGCAAATATAACATTGTGAAGGTTTTTAATGTTAATACCTGTACTGAAGGTTCCATATGATGCAACAATAATTGCATCCTTTTCATTTTCAGTAATCTCTCTAACTTGCTCCCTATCCTCTGCATCTACACCGCCATGGATAAAGAATACCCTTCTACCTTTACTTACCTTATTATTTATTAACTCAAAAAGAATAGCACCATGTGCTTCTACCCTACTGAATAAGATAAGTGAGTTACCAGTTAAACTGTCAGCAAGATTAGTGATGAAGTTGTTTCTCTTTTCATGACCAATGAGATGTTGGATCTCATCTTCATAGGTATCAAACTTTTTGGGTTTATACTTCAAGACTAGGCATTGAATATCAAGAGTAGCAAGGTGACCTTCATCTTGTAATTTCTTAGTTTGTGTCACTTTATAAGAAGGTCCAAACAGTCCCTCTAACACCCACTTATGGGTCTGTGTGCCATCAAGTGTTCCTGTGAACCCATACCTATACTTGGCATGATGTAACTTGTCCATAATACCTACAAGAGACTTACTCTTAAAAAGGTGAGCCTCATCACCAATGATGACATCATACTCTTCAAAGAACTTTCTATCTAATTGATAGACAGATTGCCAAGTGGTAATAGTTACCTCATTAGTATTGACTCTTTCCCTGCCAGCATAGATCCTGTGACAGTGATTCTCTGGGTCCCAACCATATTGCTGGAAGTCTTTATACATCTGCTCCACAAGAGATGTGGTAGGAACTACAAGCAGTATCTTTAAACCCTTTGCTACAAAGTATCTGGTAATAGTGTAAATCATAAATGACTTACCAGAACCAGTAGGTGAGATGAGTAGTTTTCTGTTGTACCTCAGAGCATCATGTACAGCATCAATCTGATAGTCTCTTGGTTCAAAGTGAGTGATAGAACTCATATAGTCCTTGACACCTTCCTCTGAAATCATCTCATTGACTTCAAATGGAGGACCATAGAATTTGTTATTTAAAAACTGATATGTGTAACCTGCATTCTCACAGAACGCAATGATTTTATCTAAGAGACCCACATAGATTCTCTTAGTTTTTAAATTGAATAGATGAACGAATCCATCCCAATGCCTGCTTCTGTACTGAGGCATGAATTTCTTATTGGGTACTTCAAAGGTAAATCTATCTCTTAGTTCATACTCAATATGTGGTTCAGTAGTGATTCTTAGATAAACTTCGTTTACCTTTTCAATAGTTAAATCTGCCATACATATAGGTTCTTCACCTATAAGTATTTATTAAGCATTTTCAAATCTATGTTCTAATATAATTCTGTAAAAATTATCTCTCATCATAATAAGACCCTCTTGTTCCTGAGCATCGCCACCAGGCCATCTTTGAACTGCCTGTGACAGACCTGTGTGGATGAGACGAATACCTTCTATGGGTAATTCTATGTGATAGTAACCTTCTTGATCCATTAACCTAACCCTGCAGTAAACCTCATAAATTCTATACTGTTCTTAATTTGATAAGTTCGATTAGTAATCTGTTTCAAGATTTCTTCTATATATCTCAACATCACATCATAGTATTCAATTTTCATAGAAACGTTAGATAATTTCTCATCTGCGTCAAGATACTTTGACATTGTATCTTTATCTCTTATCTTTTTAGGAAATGGATTTTCTACATATACTTCTGGGTCAGCTTTGCCAGAGAAGTATTCATACCTTTCATGTCTAATGTTTTTTCTTTGCTGCTCTGCTTTCTTTCTCAAAAGTAGCAAAGTATTATATGTGTCAAAATATTTGGAGTGCAGGACAGGAATTCTTAATGACTCTGTGTGCAGATTGTCAATGTCAATAACAGAATCCTTTTCCCACATTTCTTGTAGGGTAGGAAGGTCAATCATTTAGCAGCATTCAAATGGTTCAAAGTTGTAAATTAAATATCTGAAGGTAACATCAGCAGAAAGATATTCTGCATCAGTCACTGTGGCATCAAAGTCAATATCAGATAATGCAATAGGAAACATATCCTTGAAGTGTACAGAGAATAGAGGTTTGCTTATACCATTCAGTATAGTCAAAGTTCCATCAGAATACAAGTTCAGGTCTCCACCTTCATTATCAATAGGACCTTCTTTTTGAAAATCATATATCTCTTGAAGACTCTCAGGGAAACCAATACCTCTCATCCACTTTTGAATCTCAAGGTAATTAGTTAGATTTTCATCAATCAAAAATCTAAGGGTTAAATCATTAAACTCAAGAACCTCACCAGGACGTGAGACATTCTTAAGGTAAGTCATTTGCTCTGCTACACCTAGACCAAGACCAGGTACATTAATAGCATTGCCAAAGAAACCTACCTTAGGTGCTCTCTGTACATTGAACCTAAACCCATTAGCTTGAAGAAAATTTACTTCGCTAATTTGTCTAGATAGTGGTTCTTGTTTACTCATTAACTATTACACCAGCGTACTTTGCATATTCTTCTTGGGCATCACTAGCAGTATTGTATTTCTTCCTATCTGCAAATTTCTCTGTCCATTTATTATTGCCTTGATAATAAACATCTAGATTGCAGACAGTCTTCTTAATGTAGGATGCCATAGTCCTAAGGAAGGAGATGAATTATTTATCAACTCATAGTTAGACTAATTAACTCACAAGGACTGGCAGGACTATTATTTGAAATTCTGGCCGTGAATTGCCAATAATTGGACCAGTTCTCAGAACCCACAGAACCAGATCTTGTCCATGAAACAGTAAATGTTGGAGTTGCACTAGCACCACTTGCAGTAAATGTAGGGCTTCCATAACCACTAGCTAATACAGTTTGAATAGATGAACCACCAGTGAGTTGTGCTGTTTGTCCATTTGAAGTGTCACAGTCAACAATCATCAAATATCTTCCAACAGAAACTTGTGCAAGACCACCAACAGTATCCATCTCAATGACTGCAACACCATATGAACTTGCAAATCTAAATGTTGCTGTTAATGTTGATTGTGCTTGATTAAATATTGCTGGTACTTTACCAGAGAAAATTCTGTATGTGCCAGTACCTACACTAATTGAGGCAATGTCACCATTTATATTTGCACGACCAAAGTCTGCAATTAAATTAGTATTGGCAGTTATATTAGTAGTATTAGTTGCACCATTCTTACCAACCTGCAATGTTGGCAAACCTGAATTTATACGCATCCTCTCTGATGAGGAATTTGCTCCAGTTCTTGTGTAAAAGTTAATATATTGAGCAGCTAAACCTAAGGGTTTATAATCAGTTTTTCCAGCATCAAATGATCGCAGCACTACACCATTATTTGTTGATAATGTGTCTACACTTAACGCATCATCTGTACCTGACCCAACAACTAAAGCATATGAAGGATCATCAGTTCCAATGCCAACATTACCAGCAGAAGTTATACGAACTCTTTCTGTTGGTTCAGTATCACTAGTTACATTTCTAGTCCCAAATAATAAATCTCCATATTCAGAACCACCGGCATTAATAGTCTTATAGGCAATATAAGCAGGTTGATGAGAATTGGTATTATTTGTATATCCAAAAGTAATTGGATATACACCATTTAATTCAGATTCGTTATTTCCTATTGCAAGATAACTACCTGCCTTACTTACAGAAGTTGCAATAGGATCAGGTCCACAAATACTTACTCTAGATGTT